CGGTATGGTTGCAAATCCGTTTGCTGGTGGCGACAACGTTGATCTAGGTCAGTTGTACTCTAAGCGTAATACGTACTACCGTATTTTCCGCGTAGCTAACTTGATGTAATTCTCAAGTAAAAAAGCCACCGTAGAGTGGTACTTTAAAAGGGGTCGAAATCGACCCCTTTTTTTTGGTCCTAAATAGTATGTAAGGAGAATTCTATGAAACCCGAAAATACCAATTTTTTACAACCAACAAAATTTGTTCTAACTTTTCCAGAAGTTCCAGACATGATATACTTTTGCCAGAAGGCAAACATACCAGGCGTATCATTAGGTCAAGCGTTGCAACAAACACCCAATCTAGACTTATATCATTCCGGTACTAAATTGGAATATGGTACGTTTGATGTTTCATTTCTAGTGAATGAAAACTTAACTGCATGGACAACATTGTATAACTGGATGGTGGATCTTTCTTCTGTTGAATCCACATATACAAAAAGGAAGGAAGGCAGAAAGCAGGCTATTCTTACCATAATGTCTAATCAAAACAATCCAAAAGTGCGTATTAAGTATCTTAACCTTTTTCCAATTTCAGTTAGTGATTTGGAATTAGATACGACATTATCTGCCGAAGAACACATTGTTGCAACGGCATCTTTTAGATATGACTGGTTTGAAATAGACAGTAATTTGTGATATAATGTAATTTTGCAATGGAGATTATGATGAGTAAACTTGAAGAAATATTGAAAGAGTGGGAAAAAGATTCTGTGATTGATTCCACAGAACCTGGAAAAGAACTTCTAAAAATACCCACACTACATAATAAGTATCTAAAAATTCTTGTGAACCATAGGCTTGCTATGAAGCGGGCAAACTTTGACTATGCACGTATGCGTAAAATCAAAGAAGAATACTATAACGGTTCACTATCAAAAGAAGAACTAGAAGAATATGGTTGGGAACCTTTTCTCTTGAATGTGAAAACAAAACAAGGTGTCGAACGTTACATGGAATCTGACAGCGAACTAATTCGTTTGTTAGAAAAGAAAATGTATCACGATGAAGCAATTTCTGTGTGTGAGTCTATCATGCAAGAACTAAAGAGTAGAACTTTCCAACTGAGAGATTATATTTCATGGGAAAGATTCATCGGTGGAAACTAAACTAATAGTAACAAAACGGAACGAAACATACGTTAAGGTAAATTGTGAACGTTCTACAGCACAAGAACTGTCTGATTTTTTTACCTTCTTTGTTCCAGGACACCAATTCACTCCAGCATTTCGTAATAAAATTTGGGACGGTAAGATAAGGTTGTTTGACCTTAGAACGTTTCAGGTTTACCATGGGCTTCTTCCTTACATAGAAAATTTCTGTGAAGAACGTGATTATACTTTGGAATATGGTGACCCAAGACCTGATTTGACTGACGATTATTCTATGTATCATGCAGACAAGTTTATCACAGACTTGCAGTTACAGTCAAGAAATAATGACATAGAAGTTAGAGATTACCAAAAGAATGCCTACGTACATGCTATGAGAAATAATCGGTGCCTTCTTCTATCACCAACATCATCAGGTAAATCTTTAATCATTTATCTTGCAATACGTCAGCTACTCACATACAAGTGTAAAAAAGGACTCATTATTGTTCCGACTACTTCACTTGTTGAACAACTTTATTCAGACTTTGCGGATTACTCAACCAAGAATGTCTGGAATGTACAAGAGAATGTACACAGAATTTACCAAGGCAGAGACAAGAACACAGAATTGCCGTTGACAATCTCCACGTGGCAATCTCTATACACTCAACCTAAAGAATATTTTCACCAATTTGATTTTGTGATTGGTGATGAAGCACACCTATTCAAAGCACAGTCACTTGTTTCTATTATGTCAAATTGTATCAATGCAAAATATCGCATTGGTCTAACAGGTACACTTGATGGAACTAAAACACACAAATTGGTACTTGAAGGTCTCTTTGGACCGGTTGAAAAGGTAACAACAACCAAAGAACTAATGGACAACAAACAAATTGCCGATTTTTTAATCAAATGTTTGATTTTAAAACATGATGATGAAATCTGTAAATTGATGAAAGGTAAGTCTTACCAAGAAGAAATGGAGTACCTGATTCTCAATGAAAATAGAAATAAATTCATTAAAAATCTTTCGGTATCTTTGAATGGAAACTCTCTAATCCTTTACCAATATGTTGACAAACATGGCAAAATATTGTATGATATGATAAGTAAGACGGAAAATATTGGAGAAAGAAAAGTGTTTTTTGTATATGGTAAAACAGATACGGAAACAAGAGAAGAAGTTAGAAGTATTACGGAGAAAGAAAATGACGCTATTATTGTGGCTAGTTATGGTACCTTTAGCACTGGAATTAATATTAGGAATCTCCATAATGTTATATTCGCATCTCCATCCAAATCAAGAGTTCGAAATCTCCAATCTATTGGACGTGGTCTACGACTCGGTGATAACAAAACTGAAGCGGTACTCTACGATATAGCCGATGATTTAAGATACAAAAATCATATGAATTTTACTCTAAAACATTTCGTGGAACGAACCAAGATATATAATGATGAGAAGTTCAATTATAAACTGTATAAGATAGGATTAAAAAATGGAAGCAGTAAAAATAGTACGTCTTAAAAGTGGTGAAGACATTATTTGTTATATTGAGCAGGTGGATAAAATAAATTTTATTTTAAGAGAACCTATGGTGGTTCTTACTAAACAAGATTATAAAAATGATAAACACGTTATTATGATGAACCATTGGTTACCTGTTCCATTAATTCGCCATAATGAAGCGTTTATTATGGAAAGTGAAATTATAACTATGCTCGAACCAACTTCTGAATTTTCTGAATATTACGAAAACTCCGTTGATGCCTTGAAAAAGTATCAAAACTTCAACACATCTTCTTCTAACGAAGAAGAAAACTCCCTCTCTAAGGAAGAAATGTTGATGATGCTAGAGTCGGTTGGACCTGATTCAACAGAACTAATACATTAATATAAACATGCAGAGGGTACATATGGAGTGTGCGCCTTTGGCAAGCAAAAGTCAAGCATTTTTAAGGTAAACATTATTATGAACGATTTAAATACCGTAACAACACCAATACCAACAGCAAAACCAAAAAGACATTACATCAATAATGGAGATTTTTGTAAAGCACTGGTAGACTATCAGAATTCGGTGGCGGTTGCCAAAGCTGAAGGCAAACCAAAACCTAGAATTCCAAATTACATTGGAGAATGTTTTATGAAGATTGCTGAAGGGCTATCACATAAACCAAACTTTATTAACTATTCTTACCGTGATGAAATGGTTGGTGATGGTATTGAAAACTGCTTGATGTACTTTGAAAACTTTGATACCACAAAATCATCAAATGCTTTTGCTTACTTCACACAGATTATTTACTTTGCGTTTCTCAGAAGAATTCAAAAAGAAAAGAAACAACTATACGTTAAGTATAAAGCTACAGAACAGTTTGGTTTGCTTGATGAAAATCAACTGATGGGTTATGATGATATGCCGGTTAAACCATTTGAGTTATACAGTAACATTTCCGATTTTATTGAAACCTTTGAAGAAACTAAGAAACGAAAAAAGGCAATCAAAAAAGAAAAAGGTATTGAAAAGTTCTTGGAAGAATAAAATGAAAAAAATTGGCTTTACATGTTCGTGTTTTGATTTATTTCATGCTGGTCATGTGTTGATGCTTGAAGAAGCAAAGCAACATTGTGATTACCTAATTGTTGGTCTTCAAACCGATCCAACATTAGATAGACCGGATAAAAATAAACCGGTACAGACAGTTTACGAACGATATGTGCAACTCAAAGGTTGCAAGTACGTTGATGAAATTATACCGTATTCCACTGAAGAAGACCTGTTAAACCTATTGACAACATTGAAATATGATGTTAGAATACTTGGCGAGGAGTATAGGACTAAGACTTTTACTGGTAAACATCTTGACAAAGAGTATTACTATAATACCCGTACACACACTTATAGTAGCACGGAATTAAGGAAACGAATTGAAAGTAGCAATAATAACAGATCAACATTTCGGGGCTAGAAATGACTCTCTCCACTTTTTGGATTTCTATGAAACATTTTATGATGAAACATTTTTTCCTGCTATTGATTCTGCCGGAATTAACACTCTGCTTATTCTTGGTGACACGTTTGATAGACGTAAGTATGTAAACTTCTATTCACTTCAACGTGCAAAGAAGATGTTCTTTGACAAGTTGGCCGACCGTGGTATCAAAGTTCATATGTTGGTGGGTAATCATGATACATATTACAAGAACACAAATGAAGTTAATTCACCTAGACTTGTGCTAGAAGAATATGATAACATTAATATCATAAAGAGTCCGACACCTCATCTTGTTATTGGTGAAACTTCAATTTGCATGATGCCATGGATTTGTGCCGAGAATTATACTGATTCTATGGATACATTGAAACTTACAGAAGCCACAATCTGCATGGGACACTTTGAGATTGAGGGCTTCCAAATGTATCGTGGTGCACCTTCACATGAGGGACTAGAACCAAAGATGTTTGATAAGTTTGATATGGTGTTTTCTGGACATTATCACCACAAGTCAAGTAGAAAGAACATTCATTATCTTGGCAATCCATATGAATTAACTTGGCAGGACTATGATGATCCACGTGGATTTCATATCTTTGATTTGAAGACACATGAATTGGAATTCATACAGAATCCTAATCGTATGTTTATCAAAGTTGTTTATGATGATAAGGATGTGGAAATTAAAGACATTACATCGATGGACTTAACACATTTAAAAACGGCATACGTCAAAGTGGTTGTTTTGAACAAAACAAATCCATATTTGTTTGATACCTTTATCAACAATATTTACCAAGCCGTACCAATTGATATTACAATTGCCGAAGACTTCACTGAAACTGAAGACTTCACTGATGATGATATAGATCAAGCAGAAGATACAACAACAATTCTAAATAAGTATGTCGATAACTTGACAACTGATTTGGAAAAAGATAGAATAAAGAACCTACTCAGGGAACTGTATATAGAAGCATTGAATGAGGAAACATAATGAACGGATACGCCACAAGACTGGTAAATGAACCAGAAAAAAGACTAATAACACCAACACAATATTACATTGACACTGGTTTTTTTGTGCCAGGAGAAATCGATACAATTTCCAATTATTGTTCTCAATTTATGTTGCGAGATGGCGAGTTATTTAATGGTCATGATTATGAAGAAAGAAAAGCAAGACTACATTTTATAGAACAACCAGATTCACAGAATCGATGGATTTATGATAAAATCAATACCTTGGTTGGATTTTATAATGACACTATATTTGGTTTTGACCTTATTGGTTATAAGTATATGCAATATGCGGAATATGATGTTGGTGGCCACCAAAAATTTCATGCAGACATTAGATATGGATTCGATGGACAGTACATCTTTGAACACATGCGTAAACTCAGCCTCATTGTAATGTTAAGTGATTCATCGGAATATGAAGGTGGAGATTTGTCTTTAGAGGTTTCAGGACCAGGTCGTGGAATTCCAATTAGGTTGGAAAAAGGACAAGTTTTAATGTTTCCTTCTTTCATACCACATCAGGTAAATCCCGTGACTAGCGGACTTAGAAAAACCCTTGTTACTTGGATACTAGGACCAAAATTTAGATAATGATTACTTTTGAAAAAGTTCGTTGGAAGAATTTTCTTTCAACCGGCAACGCATTCACTGAAATTGAACTTACACGATCAACGAACACACTTATCGTTGGTCACAACGGTGCGGGTAAATCCACGATTCTGGATGCACTCACGTTCGGTCTTTTCGGTAAGTCATTCCGTAAAATCAATAAACCACAGTTGATAAACACGATCAATAATTCGGATTGTGTGGTTGAGATTGAGTTTAATATTGGTAAGAAGCAATATAAAATTGTTCGTGGAATCAAACCAAACATCTTTGAAATCTATTGTGATGGTACTTTGGTAAACCAAGATGCTAAAGCAAAAGATTATCAAGAACATCTTGAGAAGTTCATCTTAAAACTAAACTACAAGTCTTTCACACAAGTTGTTATTTTAGGCTCAGCATCTTTTGTTCCGTTCATGCAACTATCACCTGCTGACCGTAGAACAATCATCGAAGACCTTCTGGACATCCAAATCTTTTCTTCAATGAATTCTATTGTTAAGAATAGAATCACTTCAATTAAAGATGAACAGAAAACGGTTGACTATACAATCAAGTTGGCTGGTGAGAAGATAAGTTTACAGAAACAAAATTTAGAAGAACATAAGAAAAACCATCTTGTTGAAATCAACAAAAAGGTTAAAGAAGTTACAGACAATGGTATATATCTAAACAAGATTGCAAAAGATATTGAATTAATACAAAAACACATTAAACAGTTGACGGATAAAATTTCCGATAAAACTACTGTATCATCTAGAAACACAAAGTTGATAACTCTACAATCTAAGTTTGGAGACAATGTTAGAAAATTAAATAAAGAAATTACATTTTATGAAACAAATGATAATTGTCCAACATGTCAACAAGCTATTGCAACGGAAACAAAAGATAGTCAAGTAACAGGTAAACAACTCAAGATTACAGAAATAACAACTGCAACAACAAAGTTGGAACAAGAACTACAGAACGTTTACGACCGTCTAAAAGAAATTGAAGGTGTGCAAAATCACATCAATTCACACAATTCCGAAATTGTTAAACTGAATACACAAGTAACAGGCATCAATACGTACAATGCAAAACTATTGAGAGAGGTTGATGAACTTAGAACACGTACAGTATCAACAGAAAATAATGATGAAAAATTAAAGGTTTTGAATGCCGAATTACAAGAAGCAAAAAATCTTGCTGAAAAACTTTCTTTAGATAAACAATACCAAGAATTTGCGGCAACACTTCTTAGGGATACAGGTATCAAAACAAAGATTATCAAACAATATCTCCCTGTTATGAACAAGTTGATTAACAAGTATTTAACCTCGATGGACTTCTTTGTCAATTTTAATCTGAACGAATCGTTTGAAGAAATAATTAAGTCTCGTCATCGTGATGAATTCTCCTATGCATCATTCTCCGAAGGTGAAAAGATGCGTATCGACCTTGCTTTATTGTTCACTTGGAGACAAATTGCCAAGATGAAGAACTCTGTAAACACTAATCTATTGGTTCTCGATGAAGTGTTTGATTCTTCCCTTGACGGTGTTGGTACAGAAGAATTCCTCAAACTTTTGAACAGCCTAGATAATAGCACGAATGTTTTTGTGATATCCCATAAAGGTGACCAACTTTTTGATAAGTTTAGGTCTATAATTAAATTCCAAAAAACAAATAACTTTTCACAGGTCGTAAAATGAGTGATATAAAAAATGGTGTTTTAATAATTGACACAGATGCGTGGAAAAAAGATTTACCCATAATCTCTAAAAAAGTTGAAATATTTCCATTAGTTCCAGAAATTCATTCTGCGTTAAAATCCACATTGCCAGAATTTGATTTCAAAAATCCCTCAGTTGATCCAAACACTTTTGCAAGTTCTTTAGTTGAAACTTGTAAGAAGCACAATGGTTTAGGTCTTTCGGCTAATCAATGTGGTTATAATTATCGTGTGTTTGTAATGGGTACAGGTGATGAATATGTTGCATTCTTCAATCCAAAAATCATTTCTGTTTCAGAAGAAACAATACGAATGGAAGAAGGATGTCTTTCTTATATGGATTTATTCCTAAACATTGAACGTCCCTCCACAATTGAAGTGGAGTACCAAGATTTCACCGGTGTTACCAAAACAGCCAAGTTTGCCGGATTAACTGCTCGTTGCTTTCAACATGAACTTGACCATATGAACGGAATAGTGTATACTGTGCATATGAAGCCGTTGGCTTTGCAAATGGCAATCAAGAA